TCCTTCATCTCATTGTTAGTCGGAACACCAACCAACTTAGCAATCTTATCTAATGTCTCTTGTCCAGAAGATGACAACCTGTCATACTCCCAAAACATATCATCAACTAACTCTTGTAATTCTTTCATTAATTCACCTTTACTTTTAATTTATTTAAAATATCAATAGACTCTTTAAAATTAGTCTTTTCTAAATTTGCAAGAGCATCAACTTCGTTACCTAGTTGAGATTGTAAACCCTCGATAAATTTCATCATCAAACCAAGTTGTTCATTTATATTGTCAACTTTAACATGCAATTCATCTATCTCTTGCATTATATCGTCATTATTATAAAAAGTATCACTCATATTATTTTCCTCTCATTAATTATAAATAGTTAGCACCAGTCCAAGAAACTGAAAAGTTACCTTCTAGGACATTACCTCTTTTACCAGCACCTACCATTGTGTATGCACCGTAACCAGCAGCTTTTAAGATATCACCCTTTTTTAACTTACCACAGGCACTATCTTTTTTTACGACACCACCCCAGATACATTGTTGATTACCTAATGTCTTGTAAATACCAATGTATTTTTGACCATTCTTAATAGTCCAACCGTTCTTGAATTCTTCACACATTCTTTCATTTGTATTTCCATCACAATAATCTGCGTTTGCAGCCTTGATTAAGTTTTTAATACCGTCTTGAACATCTGTAAATTGTTTTGTTACTGTTTTCATATTTGTTTCCTCATCATTGAATATACCTTATTATACAAAAAAAAGAGGGGTCTGTCAACCCCTCTAAAAATCCCTAGTAAAAACAATGACTTACCTCATAATATAATGTACCTCAAAATTGTAAATTAGCGAATCACTAGGGGGCGATTCGCATGGCTGTGATGATGAGGTTGAGAGGTGTGCCATGCGAACCAATCTCTTAATCTATGTACTCTGAACCTTGATAGCTCATTTTAATAACAGCGAAAAACATTATAATTATTCCACTAAAAGACAATAGAAATCCTTGCCATAAGGGTATACTTCCCTCTATACCAGCAACTCCTAATACTGTTGCACATAAACCAATAAAAAATATAATCATAATTTAACCTCATTTGTAATTATCGAATCAATATAACTATTGTACAATAAAAAAAGGGGTCTGTCAACCCCTTTTTCTAATTTTCTTTATGAAAATATAAGTACAAACAATACCTAGAATAATTAGATATTCATCAAGTGCATTTTCTCCAATGTCCACACCAAAAGTTGAGATAATGGCAATCACCATTACGGTGAACAACCAAGAGAAAATTGGTATTGTTAGAATGTAAAGGATAATGCAGTACCAATCATTGCAGATTGTTGTTTCATATCTTTATCTGCGATAATTTCTACATACGGACTAAAACTCATGTTCTCATCAAGATTGATTTTTATACCAGCTTGATTTTTGATATCATCAATTTTAGTGTCTTCTTCTTGTCCTTGACCAAATTTCCAACGAGGTTGTACTTTACCCCAAACACTTAGTTTGTCACCTAGACCGATTGAAACTTTACCGATTAAACGATAACGCCAATAGTCGTCAGTTGATTCGTTTTCATAATTTCTAAACTCAATTCTATGTCCTAACGAAAACTTGGTGTTAGATTTAGATACTGAACCATCTTCGTTGGTTGTATCCTCTGGACTCCATTTAATTAGAGTGTGAGTTAATTTAGGACGATACTCTCTTGCACCATCTTCTTCAGCTACTCTAACAGCTGCTGTAACGTCATACCACTTTTTATCAAGTTTGTATGAAGGTTCAATATGCATATAATCAGAACGATAATAAGTTCTTATATCAAGTCCCATATTACCATTTTTTATTTTATAGTTGTGCTCTGATTTAGTCCAATTACTGTCAGTAGCTTCAGCTTCTTTTTCTTTGCAAGCAGTAAATAAAAATAATGTTGCTAGAAGTGTTATGAATAATTTCATTTATTTTCTCCCTTATAGAATAAAATATTCTGTAGTATTTATTGAAAACAAATACTGTAAACAGAATATTTATAAAATCTTAATAAATTTTACTTTGTTAAATCCCACTTAGTTGGGTCTTCTGGTGGCATATTAGTTAGTGGACTATTACCTTGTTGCCAGCGTGTATCATCTGGGTTTGAAGGTCTATACAAGTCTGGGTTTATATCCTCAATAATTCTCCATTGATTAGAATTATCTGGTGTTCTTCCAGTTTGGTCACACCCAGCATATACGATATCTATGTCCTCTGGTCTGTCCTTTTCAAAATCTATTCTTTCATCATAGTATGGCCCTGCTTGAGTCTCAAAAGTCCACCTTAACATATTTTGACATTCTTCTTGACTTGTCTCCTTTATGAAAGGTACACTTTCAAAACTTGTGCAGTTGCCATTAAAACATATGAGTAATATTGCCACATGAAATATTTCAGGCATTTATTCTCCTATTCAGCTATACCACTCGCAGACCGACTTCCTTGTGGATAAACTGGTGGTTCTGGAACTGTAAAGTCTTCATTCCAACCAAATGCTTCTATTACTACAGGCTCTGAAAGACCTTTGTATACTTGATGCAATCTTTTGTCTTTAGCAGCAACAAGTAGGTCTGCCTCACTTTCGTGTAAACCTTCCAACATCTGTATAAACATTTGTTCTTTCTTAAACTGTACAGTTGCGTTATCAGCACCCTTAATAAAGTGCCATAGTTTTCTAGCTTCATATGCTAGAGTGGAATGTTCTGTTCCTTCTGGAGCATCATTCCTTTTAAATGGAACATTACCTTCTGGTAATACCCATTCAATCTTTGGGTCAAAAGATGCTTTGATTATCATACGCAAAGAATCTGTATTGTGTTCTCTCAGTATGTTTATCTTTTGTCCTTTTGTCTTTGCTTTGTGTACTTTGTCAAGTACCTCTGAAAATAATAATGTGTCACCTGCCATTTTAAAAATCTCCTATCGATTCAGTTAATTCTTTCAGTTTATTATCTATAAAATAATTAAGTAGTTTACTTCTATCTCCATGAGGAGCTCCATCTATCTCAGATAAAATCTGTTCTTCTAGTTCTTGTGGTATTTTATCTAGGTTGATTAACTTCTCATTTCTCTGATAGTTTCTCTTGGTTTCCTCTGGCATACTATCCATAGATTCTAACCAAGTTTCTATCTTTTTCTTTCCTAAAGGTCTTTGACGTAATCCTTCTGTAAATGTAATATCTGGTGATAATACATTAGGAACGCCATCGCTTGTATCACCTTTTAGTATGTGTGTTCTTATATAGGTGTCTGGATTATGTCCATTTACATGCTTCTTTAGAATAGGGCTGTATTGTTTTACATTCTCATATTTGTGTAACTGTATGAAATCTTTATCACCAGACACAATCATAACTGGCTCACTCTCTTGTTTGCATAGTGTTCCAATAATATCATCAGCCTCTGCACCGTATACCTCTAGGTATTTGTATGGTAGATACTCTTTGAACTCTGCCTTAATCTTATTCAGAACACCAAAGATATTATCCCAATCCTTTGAATCATTCTCTCTGGCTTTCTTACGATTCATTTTATATTGTGGAAAGTAATCCCTTCTCCAATAGTGTTTGGAGTCATAAGTTAGGATTACTTCACCATACTTTTCCTTGAACATATTTCTATATAAACGAATTGAATTAAGAATCATATGTCTTACCATACCTTCATCAACTGTTTTTTCTTTAGTCATATTCAAATGCATCATTAGACTTGCTAGTGAGATTTGATTCATATCAATTATTATCACTTGTTTTCCTTAGTTGGTGGTTGCCAGTAGGCATTGAAACTCATTGACCTTCTTTCCCCATCACAATAAAATGGATAGACACTATGTTTTAACCATGAAGGAAATACCAATATCATTCCTACTTCTGGTTTTACCATTAGAGTATCACTTCTCATATCTTGAGCTTCTCCATATGCAAACTCAATCAATCCACTTGCTGGATAATGGTCTTTTGTTTCCTCTACAAAATGGTTTTCCATACCATCTGGTATCTTTAAATATATCACACCAGAAAAATGACCACTATGTTTGTGCCATGGGTTGTATTCATTTTTGTATTGACTTACAATCCAACTCTGGGTAATATTAATATTTTCCTCTTTAGGTTTTGCACCGTTTGTTGCTTTGTTCCATTCATACGACCTACCCCATTCTTGCATTTGTTTTAAATATTCTTGACAATATTTTCTTAAAATCATTAAAGCATATTGAGAATCTTCTTTATTATACATTGGTATTGCAACTTCTTTACTTACTTTGCCAACAAGACTCTCTGAAAAATCCCACTTCTTAGATAAACCATCATCTGCTAAAACTGCATCACCAGCTTTATTAATGATATCAATAAACTTTTGTGGCACTCTTGATTCTAATATTGTGGGACTAAAAGTTTGTTTCCAACTCAATTCGATACGTTCTTCTCCAGCATTTGCTGTACCACCTTGAACATGACTTGCTTTATCTCCTTTACCGTCCATATCAGAATTCATTACAGCTCTGTTGAATTTTTTTCTTCCTCTAAATGGTGATTTATTTTTTGCCATTATTTTTTCCTAACATTTCAAATAATTCTTTTTCGGTAAAATGATATAGTTGACCTTTTGTCCCTACCATTATTTTGTCTATAACAGATTGGATTGGGTGTTTAAGTCCTATATCTCTAAATATTATGCTCTTACAACATTCACTTATAAATCCAATATCACGAATAAATTTATGGTCTTTTAAATCAAAACCATTTTCACCCATTGTGTGGATTAGTTGTACCATAAGATGCTCTGTCAAATCATCTGCAAATAGTAAATCTTCTTGTAGTTGATTTTGTAATGGGTCTTTTGGAGTCTTTACTTTCTTTGTAGATTGTTTTTTCCAAGGCCCTTTTATTACTGTTCCTTTGGTGCTATCGTCTTCCATTTTATCCTCATATGTTCGTCTTTACCATAATAATCATTACACCAATCTCCATGTTGAATGTAATGATTCATTTGTCTTATATACCCTTCAACACTTGCTAGTTTAGCAATAGAACCTTTGACATTCCTTCTAACCTCTGCACGAAGTGGTGATGCTTTTTCTCTATTGTGTTTTATCCACTCTCTTACTTTCTTATAGGAAAGAAAATGGTCGTCAGGCAATGCGATAACATGTGGGGATACATTTTTATATTGTATTGGCCCTTTTGCTTCTCTTGCTTTTGCAAGTCTTTCTGCAGCTGCCATCTTTTGTTCTTCTGTCATGGGTTTACGTTTTTTAGGACGTTTTGATTTACCCTCTTTCCATTCAGCCATCAGTAACCTCTTTGTTCTATTTGTTTATCTCTATTTTTTAACCACCGTCTTCTACCAGCAGCCTTTGCAAGTCTTTTCTTTTCACTTCTAGTTTGAAATGAAGTTCGTTCTCTCATTTCATTAAAGATACCTTCTGTCTGCATACGTTTTTTTAATATTCTTAATGCCTTTGTGATATCATTACCACGAACCTCTACCTTCAACCCTTGTTTTGGTCTTTCCTCTTTGGAATACTTTTTACGAAAGGGTTTTTTGTAATTGTTATTTTGTTTATTATATTTCAAACTAATATATCTCCTTTTTATTATTCAATGTTTTCAATTTTTTCTATGATTGCTTCTTTTGCACCAGAATCTACAAACACTTCTTTGATTGTGCTACAAGAGTTCGTGCTACAAATCATATATCCTATAAAAATCCAGAATATGATTTTAAACATAACTATATGCTTTAAATGTAAGATTGTTAATTAGATTCAAATAACCCTCTGATAAATTTTTTCACCATTTTTAATAATATATTTAACCATACCACCTTTTTCGAGTCGGTTTAGTGTATCACTTGCAACTTGTTCTATCAAGCTATTTTTTTGCATAGTCCTACCAATTCTCCATGCGAAGTATATTGTTAGTCCAGCAACTATTGTATGTGTGTATACGTCCATGTAAACCTCTTTCTTTTATCTATGTACCATAGTAACAAATATTTAGTGGGTTGTCAAGTTATAAATTTATTTAAATTGCCCCGTTGTGAATCCAAATAACACTTCTTCCATTTCACTTTAATCTTTTTAAATGTACCACCCATCATTTCTTTCTCACCATTCCATGACACATAGTCTGGAAATTTGTTAATTAATTTTTGATGGTTGTCATTTATTAAGTCGAGAGTTCTCCACTCTGCACAGCCACCCTCTGTTCCTACATAATCACTAAGATAACCAAACTTATCCCATACTTTATTATTATATCCTTTTTGAAACAATTGAAGAACCATACTGATATCTTCAACTGTAGACAATGACCAATCTAATTCACTTTCATCTGGTAATTTATTACCATTAAAAAAGAAAGCACAATTAACACCAGCAGATTCTAAATACTCTCTACCAGATGGTGGTAAATTACCTTGTCGAAAACCACTCCAAGCAAACTCATCTAACCACTCACTTGTTTTGTTAAGTAAATAATCCCAATCACTTTCATTCATAGGTCTTTTAGATTTTTCTTCGCCTGGCGTACGGCAAATAAATTTAAGGTCATCATCAAATACAGCATACTTAATATCCATAGAGTTCATGTATATCCAGCGTCTAGTTTCAGTAATACCAATATCATTTTCTGGTAATACTAGAATATTGTGTTTTGGATATAGGTGGGCCTCTTTTGGTTGTACTACGAGTGTAGTTATTGCTTGTGCATT